CGGCAAGTTGAGCCCATCTTCGGCTGCCAAAATCCGTTCCAAGGCGAATAGGATTCTTTCGAAGTAAATGGCTGACCGTGAAGAGTTCCTTGCGCTGGCGAGGAAGAGATTCGATACCGCCCAGGAGGAAGAGAAGGACCTCAGGGATGCGTTTATCTCTGATCTGAAGTTCGCCTCTCCTGATGGCGCTGACCAGTGGGACCCGCAGATAAAGATACAGCGCGACCAAGCTGGGCGTCCGGCTATGTCATTTCCTCGCTGCCATACGTTCGTGCAGCAGGTGGCGAATGAGGCGCGGCAGAATAAACCACAGATCAAGTTCGCGCCGCGCTTGGATGCCGACAAGGATACCGCTGATGTCTATGAGGGACTGGCGCGCTTCATCCAGTATGAATCTCAGGCGCAGGTCGCTTATGAGACGGCGATTGAATACAGCGCTGGCGGCTCATTCGGCTATTACCGCTTTCTGACCGAGTACTGTGACGATGATAGCGACGATCTGGACTTGAAGGTGGTGCCGGTCCTCGATCCTCTGACGATCTACGGCATCCTGGTACCTTCGTGCTTCGGCCAGAAGCCTACGTTCGCCTTTGTCGTACGTGACATTTCGAAGGAAGAATATAAGGCTAAGTGGCCCAATACGGAGTTAGCTTCTCTTCCTTGGGCGGAGGCCGAGAGGCGGTATAGCGGATGGGTTGCTTCCGAAAAGGTTCGCATCGCCGAGTATTGGTGGGTCGAAGAGGAGAAGATTGAGGGCAAGCGGCGTCCGAAGCGCAATGTAAAGACCTGCACGATCAACGGCTTTGAGGTTTTGCCGGATACTGAGACTGATTGGGCAGGCTCTAGCATTCCTATTGTGCCAGTGCTCGGCAAGCAGATGATTATGGAGGGAAAGCCGAAGCTGTTTTCGGTGGTCCGTCCCCAGAAGGCAGCACAGCAGCTCATCAACTACTCGAAGTCGCGTATTGCGGAGACGCTTTCAACGTCGCCGATCTCTCCATTCATGGTGGCGGAGGGTCAGATTGCGGGCTATGAGAAGGAATGGGCTACGCTGAATACGCAGAATCGGCCATTTTTGACATACAAAATGGTCGATATAGCTGGAAGACCACTGCAACCGCCGCAACGTCAGACATTCGAGCCGCCGATCCAGGCGCTTTCCGCTTTCGTGATGCAGGAGGTAGACGACATGAAGGCGACTACCGGTATCTTCGACGCTTCGCTGGGGAATTCTGCCAATGAAGTTACTGGCAAGGCGATCATGGCGCGTCAGCAGCAGTCCAACCTGTCCATCATGCACTTTATGGACAATCTGGAGCGCTCTTTCAAGCAGGGTGGAGAGATCATCGCCGAGTTGATCCCGAAGATTTACGACACCGAGCGCCAGATTCAGATCATGGGCGAGGATGAGGCGCAGAAGGTAATCAAAATCAACGCGCCGCATACAGACGAGAACGGAAAACAGCGCCACTATGACATGACCAAGGGCAAATATACGGTCGTTGTCACGATGGGACGCGCTTTCTCGACCAAGCGCATGGAGACATTCGACACGATGCAGCAATTGGTGCAGTCGGCTCCGAACCTGTTGCCGATCTTTGGCGATGTCATGTTCCGAAACAGCGATGTGGCCGGAGGTGAAATCGTTGCGGAGCGGTTTCACAAGATGCTTCCGCCGCAGCTGCAGAACGACGAGGATAACCCATTGCCGCCGCAGGCTCAGGCAGCCATCGCCCAAGCCCAGCAGCAGGCACAGGCAATGCAGGCGGAGATTGCCAAGCTGACGATGGAACGCGACGCCAAGGTCCTCGATCACCAGGGCAAGATGCAGCAGATTCAACTCCAGCACCAGGCAGACATGGAGCTTGAAGACAAGAAGCTCGCGGTTGAGGTGGCCAAGGCAGAGATAACGACGAAGGCGCAGAACGAAGAGGAGCGCCAGTTGTTCGTACAGGACATCGTGAAGGAACTGCTGAAGCACCAGAACACGATGCGGTCGCAGCATGAGGCTCAGGCGCATGAGGCTGGCATGGAAGCGCTGAAGCACCATCACTCGAAGGATGCGGCGAGCCAACAGGCGGAGATTAGCGCTGCGCAGGCCGAACAGCAATCCGCAGCGGAGAACGAGAAATAGCGGATTCGTACTTTTCATTCATGAAGGTGGTCAACTTCAAGTTGTCGTGAAGGATTCGCAGCGCCTCTCTGGAAATAAACAACGGATCTAAAAAAGCCGTTTGTTTTGCGATCACTATCGTAGAGGGAAACGACCACACTCTGCCAAATGGAATCGCCTCCTCTAGCGCGATACCGCCTATGGCAAGCCCGGCTCTCTTGAAGAATTCGCGGCGATTCATGCCACAAGTTTACGCCTGCTCGGCGAAAGAGCACACAAGGAAAATGCAATGAGTGAACAGACGCAAGCGGCCTCGTCGCCCGCCGAAGTTGCAGACGTGTTTAACGGTGAAAACGTCAGCATGCACGAGTACAACAAGTACCGGCAGACTGGCGAAGTTCCCGAAAGATTCAAGCCTTCCGAAGCCGCGCCGGCAGAACCGACAGACGCTGAGGAGCAGGGCGCAGAGCAAGAAGATACCGATGATTCGGCCGACTCGGCGGCCAAAGACGCGCAGGAGAAGCCAAACAAGCGGAGACCGGATGTAGAGGCGCGCTTCAAGCAACTAACGGACACAATCAAGGACCTGAAGGCACAACTGGATGCGGCTAAGCCGCGTGAGACGCCTGCGGACTCGTCAACCGCAAAGCCAGAGCAGCCTCCCCAGAACTATAAGGAATGGCGCAAGACCTTCGACGAGGAAAAGTGGATTGATCAGTATGCTGCTGAGAATCCCGAAAAGTCCTTCGTTCAGGCGACGGCGGCTATGGCCGATTATCTGGGAGATGTCCGCGAGCAGTTCAGCAGGCTTGAGCAGCAGCGTAACGAGCAGGCGAAAGCCTTCTCATCCAAGGTCGATGATGCACGGCAGCGGTATGGCGAATCTTTTGACAGCACGGTAGCGCCGGCAGCAAAGGCAATCGCGACATCGCTGGGAGATACCCCGGTTTCGCGGATGCTGAATGAGTCGGACTATCTACCGGACATCCTCTTCACGCTGGGTGGCGACGAGACTGCAATGCAGGACTTCATCCGCATCAGCAAAGAGAATCCCGGTAAGGCGATGCGGTATATCGCCACGCTTGAGAACGAGATCGCTGTAGAACTGGAGAGCGCGAGCGCTGATACAGGCGAACGCAACGATAAGGGCCAGTTCACCTCCAAAGAATCTCCTGCAAAACCAAAGACCAGCGCACCGAAGCCGCCTACGCCAGTGAGTGGGGCAGCATCGAGCGCCTTCGATGTGAGCGACGAAAGCCTATCGCCTGAGGAATGGATGCGGAAACGCAACGAAGACCTCAGGAAGCGGCGGGCATAAGAGCGCTCGGGAGAAATGAATCATGGCGAATAGCCTTCTGTCCCCGACGATTATCACGCGGGAAGCACTGCGCATCCTGCACGCGAACCTCAACTTCATCGGCAACTGCAACCGTCAGTATGATGACCAGTTTGCAAATGCCGGCGCATCGCCTAGCGGCAAGATTGGTCCCAATCTGACCATCCGTATGCCGAACCAGTACACGGTGCGCACCGGAGCCAACCTGAGCACGCAGGATACCGTGGAAACCAGTCAGGTTCTGACCGTTTCGACGCAGAAGGGCGTGGACACCCTATTCTCTACGGCCGACCTCTCCCTCACCATCGACGAGTTCAGCGACCGTTATCTGAAGCCGGCCATGTCGGTGCTCGCCACCAACATGGAGGCCGACGCCCTGAGCATGATCCTCGACGTTTATAACGCCGTGGATGACAATACGCAAACGTTCTCTTATAAGGACTTTGCGAATGGCCGCAAACTGCTGAACCAGTACCTCGCTCCCGATCTTGATCGTTGCGCGACGATGACCTCGGCGCACACGGTTTCGTTCCTCGATGCAATCAAGGGCTTCTTCAATCCGCAGGAGTCCGTCGCGAAACCTTATCTGACCGGCAAGATCGGCAAGGTAAACGGCTTCGACACCTATGAAAACACGGTGCTCAATCCGTTCCAGTCCGGCTCGGCTGCCGCTGCAACCGGCTATACGGCAACCCTGACCTCTGGCAGCGCTACGGCGGTTATGGCAGCCGGTTCTACCACCTTCAAGAAGGGCGACATCGTCACGTTCTCGACCGTGAATGCGGTGGACCCCGAAACCAAGGTTAGCCGCGGCTTCCTGCAGCAGTTTGTGGTAACAGCTGACTATGCTGGTGGCGCTGGCAACATGTCGATCTCGCCGACTCCGGTAACTTCTGGTGCAACCCAGAACGTTACCAATGTGGGTGCTGGCCTGACAGTGGCAAAGGTTGGTGGCGGAGCAAACGCGCTCTACCAGCAGTCGCTGCTATTCCACAAGGAAGCGTTCGCCTTCGTCACCGCCGACTTGATCGATGTATCGAAGTTCGGTGCATGGGGCGCTCGCCAGGT